AGGCACTAACCGACAGGGTAGAACAGGCAGAAGGTAAGGGCTCGACTGATAACAGCCAGGTCCATACTCACACCACCATTGATGCCCGCGGTGCTGATGCTGGCGTGGAAGCACGAATACACCGAGCACTGAAAGAATCAGAACAGCGTTCTGTGGCTCGTAGTGTTAGCGCCATGGCAGACCGCGCGTCACGGAGAGCCTAATGTCTATTTCCTATCCTCTGTCACTACCGACCACAACAAGTTGGTTGAAGGTAAACTTCAACGCCAACAACATCATAGGTGTAACCAAGTCTCCCTTTACAGGTCAACAACAGGTCTACCAGTGGCCAGGAGAGAACTGGTCGGTGGATGTTTCACTGCCACCGATGGACCAAGCCACCGCGGAAGCCTGGGTTAACTTCCTGGTGAGCCTACGTGGGCAACTTGGCACCTTCTATCTCGGAGATGTTCTCAAGACTACACCTCAAGGAGTAGCAACGGGCGCGCCTGTTGTTCACGGTGCTCAGGGTTCCATGACTAACAGTCTGGCAACCAAGGGATGGACGCACAACATAACGGGCATTCTGAAGGCTGGCGATTTTATTCAGATAGGCACTACCACTTCGCAGCGGCTCTATAAAGTTCTGACCGACGCGAACAGCGATAACAGCGGATATGCAACCCTGGACATCTTCCCTTCCCTACGTGAGGGAGTGTCAGACAATGAGTCTATCGTTATCACGAATACAGCAGGAACATTCCGACTTATCGCCAACACCAGAACCTGGAACGTGGACAACGCCAGAATCTACGGCATAGACTTCAAGGCAGAAGAGGCTTACTAATGCGAACTATCAGCATAGCGTCTGCGGCTGCCCTTGCAGCGGGTCAAGTGGTGAAGCCCTTCTATCTAGTCGCTATACAGTTTACTTCGGGCATGTTCCGTGCTTGGACGGGCATCAACACGCTGGTCTGGAACTCCTACAACTGGGAAGGCGTTGGGGACCTTGGAGGAGTTAGCGCGATTACACAGACAGCCGACCTATCAGCCGAAGGCATTACCCTGTCACTGTCGGGCATTCCTTCGGGCAACGTTAGCAGTGCTATCAGTGACGTTGCAACCTATCTCACCGTTGACGTGTGGCTTGGGTTCTTGGACGCATCCAACGCGGTCATAGTTGACCCTGTGCATGTGTTCGCTGGTCATGTTGACGTGCCTACGGTTCAGGACACTGGCGAGACGGCAACTATTTCAATCACAGCAGAGAATGACCTGTTGATTTTATCCAAGTCGAGCCAGCGGCGTTACACGAATGATGACCAACAGATTATCTACCCTACGGACACGGGCTTCCAATTCGTCCCCTCAGTGCAGGCTTGGAACGGTGGCTGGGGCGGCAAGAATGGTGGCGACACCACAGGCGCACCTGGCTGGAATAGTTTCTATTAAACTTTATGCCTTCAAATTCAAACCCGCAAACTGGCACTCCGTCTACCACGGCACTGGCGACAACCCTTGTCTCCTCGTCTGCAATTACTGGTGCCGCCTTCGGCTTGGGGCAGTCTGCCCAACCCGAGGGAACAACGGCACTGGGCACACAGAAGACCAGCCGCAACCCTATCGCCAGCCAAAGGATTATCTACGGCACCCGCGGACAACTAGGCGGCACCATCACCTATGTCACCACCTCGAAGACTACATACACCCAGGAACAGTGTGGCGTTGACGATAGTGACAATGGAAACATCCATCTTGTAATCACCATGGCTGGGCATCAACTCACCAGTTTCAACGGTGCCGAAGTCACAGACGCGCATGGAACAACCGCCAGCGTTCCTCTGGTCATCTACATAGACGGCTTCCAAGTTCCTCTCACCGTCAACGGTGCCGCTGCATTCGGTCTAACTGGGCACGCTTGGGACGGCATCTCTGCCGTGACCTATCCAACTGACGGAGGGTATTACGTCCCTGCCGACTTTCAACCGCCCAACCTGCCGAGTGGTGCAGCAGACAAGGCGCATGACTACCGCTGGCGCATTCGTGTCGAGATTGACTTGGGTGACCCGAGTGACACCAGCCAGCCCTTCCCTTTGCTGGCGTCGGACACTATCACAGGTAATCCTGGCTCGTGGAATGCGACTTGCTTACAGCGTGGGTGTGCTAAGGCACACGTCCAACTCATCTGGGACGCCACCAGATTCAACAACGGACTACCGAATCTAACCTTCGATGTTGATGGTAAGGCAATCTATGACCCGCGGCTGAGCCCTCCAGGGTACGCTTTCAGTGATAACTCCGCACTGTGCCTTTACGACTGGCTAACTGATACCAAGTTTGGCATGGGTGTAGACCCAAGCGTTATTGACATGGACCTGGTGACCGCTGCTGCCAACGTCTGTGACGATGCAATGGCACTGCGTGAGGGTGGCTATCAGCCGCGTTATTCTTGCAACGGTGTTATTGAAGCAAGTGTGCAGCGTGGGCAGACTGCTCAGAAGATTCTCGACAGCATGGCAGGCGTTCTAGTGCCGCCTTCTGACGTGTGGAAGATGTACGCAGGCATAGGGTCTGATTCTGTACTGTCCCTGACAGACAGCGACCTACGAGGTGCTATCAAGTTTGATACCGCGGTATCACGCAAGGACCTTGCCAACGGTGCAAAGGGGACATTTATTTCCCCAGACAACAACTGGCAGGCTTCGGATTATCCGCCCTACGTCAACGCCACCTATGTAACAGATGACGGTGGAACAGTCACCAGTGTGGATGGTCATAACGTTTACACGGGTGTTGTGTTCTCAGACCTGGCGCTAGACTTCGTGTCGGATTCGGTTCAGGCACAGAGGCTGGCAAAGATAAAGATTGAGAAGATTAGACGCAACAGTCCCCTGGTCCTGCAATGCCAGATGGTGGCTTTCCCTGTGGAAGTCAACGATGTAATCGAGTTCACCCACGCACGCTGGGGAATGTCTGCCGCCACCTACCTGGTGACGAACACGGCGCTAGTAGTAGATGAGAAGGGTGACGGACCCGTCCTTGGGTATGACTTGGTTTGTGTGCCGACCGATGCTAATGTCTTCGCTTGGGACCCAGACGTTGACGAAGGCACGGTTGTAATCGTCACTGCTCCTTGGCTGCCTGACAACACGAACGTAGGCGCACCCACAGGCGTTGGTTCTCCCGCGGTGCTGGGCTTGGAGTCTGATGACACCACCACCATTACGCGGGCTGACGGCATAGCACACTCACAGATTCTTGTCACCTGGACTCCTCCAACAGATGCCCACGTCCTGAATGGTGGCTATATTGAAATATTTATCAAGAAGATAAGTGACCCAGACTCGGCTTACTCACTGACTGGCACTGTCGCTGGTAATTCGGCCTTCTTCTATATTGACAACAACATTACAGACGGCATTGATTACGATGTAATGATTCAATCGCTTAACGCCGCGGGCTCTCACAGTGACGGGTTGTCTGGCTCAATCGTTTGCAGTGGCTCTGCCTCTTCCATCTCAGGTGGTGGTGGTGGTGCTTTGCCTCCTGGTCCTGTGGGTCTGGCAAATAATGACTTTGAGGCATCCACTTCCATACCGCCAGGAAGTTGGTTGGCGAAGGGCTCACCAACGCTGGCTTACGAGATTAGTTCTCAGCAGCAAGGGCTTCGTTCGCTGAAGGTGTCAACCAGCACCATCCACGAAGGAGTTTATTCAGAGCAGAAGGTGTCAGTGGTTCCTGGCGACATGTACACAGGTGAGACGTACAAGGTCGGTGGCTACATAAAGGGAGATGGAACAGCACACGGCACCATTGCCTTCAGGTTCTTTGACTCCTCCGATACAGAAGTCGGCACGCCTGTCATTGCAGACGGTGGGGCTCCCACGCCTGCGTCATGGACGTTCTATTCTGCGGTAGGCGCGGTGCCTAGCACGGCTGTCTATGGTCGGGTGTTCCTACAGAATGCCGCCAGCAGTGGCGCAATACTGCTCGAATTCGATAGCATCGTTCTATTCCGTGTGGCTTCCTTGGAAGATGAAGTCATCAACGGTCCTTCCCGTGGAGCAATCACCGCGGCTAATACGTCCTATCGTCCGCTGAGCAACCCGCTCACGGCAGTGGATGACGGGCTGTCTGGCTCTCCTTACATTGACCGTTGCGAGATTGACATTGCCGCCTTTACTATGCGGTGCTCAATCGGTCCTGTGGACATCTCGGTGAGCAGTGGCGTCCTAACAGGGCTGCTGCCACAGACCACCTACCACGTTTACTATGATGACCCAACGTACTCTGGTGGGGCTGTCACCTACTACGCCAACACGGACCAGGCGGTTGCACTAGATGCAACTGGACGGTTCTATGTGGGCTCGATTCTCACGCCGCAAGCAGGAGGGCTCGACACCGTAGGCAATAACGATGGTGGCACAGGAGCACAGAGCGGACAACTTTACTGGCTAACGCCAACCCTACGGGCAGACATTGACGAGAATAACAACCAGACCTGGTACCCTGCGAACGCAGAGGAGACGGACGGAGACACTACCACCGCCCATGACCTAACGACCATTGACACCATCTGGCTTGGTGGCATTCCAACTATTTATTCCAAGTGGACAAGCCTGAAACTGAAGATGCATTCCGAAGTGGACAGCGTTGTTGCTGGCGGTGTTGCGTTCTGTGATTACTCACTAGACGATGGAAGCACCTGGACGAACGTGTTTAACGTAATCTATGGCTCTGACTCCTTCGCCTGGGCAACCGCAGGAGCCAATGACGGTGGCGGTGGAACTGCTTGGACGGACCCAAGCAACATTGCGGACCCTGACAACTTCGCCACACTAACAGGCGTGGCACACGGTCTGACTTCACAGAATGCCCAAGGTACTGCCTTCGGCTTCGCTATTCCTACGGGCTCGACCATTGACGGCATCGTGGTGTCATTTGATGAGACAGACGGTGGCAGTGCTGAACCTGCTGAGCAAGGCTCCTTCCTTGTTCAAATGTTGAAGGCTGGTACACCTGTCGGCACGCCTAAGCCTATCGCAGGCGTGGGCATCGGCACACTGAAACTCGGCAACAACGTTGACTTGTGGGGAACTACCTGGACGCCTGCCGACATTAACGGCTCTACCTTCGGCTTCCAGGTGGCAGCAGTTACACCCGCGGCAATAGGCTCCTGGGATGCTGACACCTATTACTCACCGATGGCACTATGCATTGACGGCAACGGCAACTTCCAGATAGTGGTCACGCCAGGAACGACTGGCGGCACTCCACCTTCGTGGGCTACAACACCGCTGGGCATGACCACCGCGGACGGACCCGACACACTAGTCTGGGCTCTGTATCAACTCGCCTCTTCGTGGTCTGCCGCGGCTGCACTCACTGCGGGAGACGCTACTGTCCCACCGAACGGGTCAATGCCTAACGGCTCGACTAACACGCCGCATTTTATCACCGCGGGCTCACCTTCCTGTGTCTTTGAATTGACTGCGGGCAGAATGCCGCGGCTTGGCAACCAGATTGTTTACATGTGGCCCACCTCAACAAAGGGTGCCTTTGATAAGGCATTCCCGCTGGGCAATCCACCGTCAGCGTCTTATGTTCACACAGACATTGCTTCCCTGCACTGGGCAACCCACACCATGCCTTGGTCTGGTAGCGGTGACACTATGCACTGGTACACCGTCAACGGAGACGGTAGCATCGGCACCGATTACGACATGGCACAGAATCAGAACTGGGAAGCCTTGGTTGTCGGTCAGATGTACTTCCCCAAGAAGGGAATCTATAACTTCCTCCTCACTCACGATGATGGAGCAATGATTGCCTTTGACCCGAACCTGGCGACCAAGATTAGCGGGCTGGTAAAGAACGATGCCTGGAGCAGTCGGTCACCTAGCCTTGGGTTCCCTTGGATGGCAGGGAACAACAACAGCACCAGCACCACCGCGGAGACAATTGACTACTTCTCAATCAATGTGCTTCAGGATGATTGCGTGGTCTTTTTCGAGATTGGATATATAAACTGGGAGCATAGCGGCAAGATGATATTGACCTGTCAGGATGCCTCTGGCACCTATCAGGAGATTGTTCCATCTAGCACTACGTTGAAGACCGCGGGCACTACACCAACCTGGCCAGCCTGGTCCACGTCCTTTGCACCTTCGTGGGCAAGTGTGCCAGACGCACACGGCAACTTTATCTGGGTGAACCGCGGACCTGTAACGGACTTCGCTTGGGTTGCTTCTGTTGTCTTCACTGCCGCGGGCACCATAGTGATTGACTCCAGTGGCTACAAGGAATCACCATATCGAGCAGGCGTGTCAGGCAGCCCGTTAGCGCCTATCTGGGTGCCTAATCTTCACGGCAAGGTGCTAGACGGCACCACACTGACCTGGGTTAATGACGGAGGATACACTGCCGCCACCTCGTTTGACTTCGGCATCAGGAACGCCACCATAGACATTGCTTACCTGCCGCCTTCGGTAATCAATACGCGGTCTGCCACCACGGACGAGATTACGTTACCGCTAACCCAGAACCTTGCAAAGGTTCAGGTGCGTTATGGACTGACCAGCGGTGGAGAACTCAAGATGTATGAAGTATGGGTTGAGGCAACGGCAGGGTAACAGGGAGAACTATGACACACACAACTGAAATCATAAGCACCAAGCAACTGAGTGACGAAGCCGTCTCCGTCAGGGTTCGGTGTTGCGGCAATCCTGCTACAGACTCCGTGCTCACCATCTATGGCGTGGGCAAGATTACAGAGGAACAACTGACCGCGGACATAAACAAGCACCATGACAGAGTAGCGACGAAGTGTCATGGGATGCAGTCAGGCAGGGCTCTCCTTAATGCCATGGTAGCGAAGACGAAGACCCACGGAGACAAGTAATGTCGGCTCCCATCAAACTGATGAGGACGGTGCTTTCCACCACTCTGGTGGGCGGTGGCGGTGGCTCGTCAAGTTCCAGTGCCACACGGGCAGTGGTTCAACTGACCACCTCTTCACTGGCGAACAATGACACCGAGACAGACTCGATTGCAATGGCGAAGACTTTTCAACTGCTAATTGTGCAGGTGTCAAACTACGCCAGGGTGCGGCTCTACTCTACCCTAGCAGCCCGCACGGCAGACGCAGGAAGAGGTGTGGGCTTGCCTGTTCCGTGGGGAAGTATGAGCGGCGTTATAGCGGACATATCAATGACACCCGCTCTCGGTATTCTTACTTGGATGATGTCTCCCGCGGCACTCGGCTTTAATGATGACAGCCCAGTGACTCAGACCATCTATGCAGCAATCACTAATCTCTCAGGTAGTCCCACCACCATCATGGTGACGCTGACTTACTTGCAAATGGAGTAATGACATGGCTACACTAGGCACAACTAACACGTACTGTGACGCCTCTACACTCGCCAACTTCAACGCCTGGGCTTACTGGATGTATCAACAGTTTCTTGCGTTCGGTTGGACACAGACCGCGGACACTGGACAAGGAGCCTTCCCAGCCGTGAGCAGCGCACCATCTGCCGCGGGATATTATGCAATCTTCCAGGCTGCCGATGCCCTTAGTTCTGCCTACCCTATCACCGTTAAGATTGAGTTCTGGGAATCAAGCAACATCCCTTACTTCGGATTGACCGTGGGCACTAACGGCACAGACGGTGCGGGCAACCTGCTGACTCCCTTCTCAACTCGGCTTTATGGTGGTAGCGGAGACAACCGTTCACTCCAAGGACAATCCGCAAGCACCACGAACCTGCTACCCTGCTTCGCTTCGGGTGACGCTGGCAACATGCGGTTTGGAATGTGGTACAACAACAACAACGTTGGCCCTGACTATTACCAGGGTGTTGGCATCATCATTGCGCGGGCTCGTGATAGCAACGGCAATCAGTGTGGCAACTACGTCCAGGTGTGGGGCTTCTGTTACTCTCACGGTGCCTTCCAGACGGTGTTTGCTTATGGTCTAGGCACCACGAACAACCTGGACCTGACAGGCACGGTCATTGCCGCGGCTCCTAACCTGGGTGACACCTCGTGGACTAACAGCGGTGCAATCATGGTCAGTCCTGTAATGCAGAACATTGGAGGATTGAGCAACCCAACGCCAGACTTGCTAGTCGGAAGCCGTAAGGACTTCCCACCTACAGCCTCCGCGGTAATCACGGTGTATGGCATCGCTCACACCTACGTGGCACTATCCAGCACAAACTTGTATGGCTTCGTCCAGAGCCAGAACACTTCCCTGTTGATGAGGTATGAATAATGGCTTCTAACGTTGGTGGTGCCGCCTGGTATGGCAGCAGTTCACCTTGGGTTTATAACTACTATAACGTTGCCGCTGGCAACTTCGTGGTGTTCTTCCTACAGTTTGACGCCGCGGTGTCTGCCGTGTCCATCTCTTCTATGCCTGGGTATGGACCGTCAAACACTCTTACCGCGGGTCCTGTCATTGGCGACCTTTATTGTTTCTACGGGTCAGGCGGCAACTATTATTGGGGCATCAGTTGGACAGGTAGCGCCAACGTTGCCGCGGTTGTCGAGGATTACAGTGGAGCAACTGCCGTTAGTCTGACCAACTCTGCCACCGCATCTGGCACCAGCGGCACTGCTAGTGCTTCGCTGACCACAGATGACCCTGGCGGTAATCTCATCGTGGCAGGCATGGGGAATGCCGCGGGCAATACTTTCACCGCTACCGTTGGCACTCAGAGACAGAACGAGTCAAGTATAACGCCGCGGGTGATACTGCTCGACAACAGCAACAGTTCTCCTGGGAGTCTCGCTTGTACTTCCACGCTTACGTCCTGTGACTGGGACGTTATCATTATTGAACTGCGGACCCTCATCCTCAGTGATCACTTCAAAAGCGGCCAACGGTTATCACTTCAAAACCGGCCAACGGGATTGGCCGTCCAGGACTGAGAATGTTTTAACCTGCCGCCTCCTGTGGTGGCAAGTCGGTTTTGGTGCGCCAGCTTCGCGGGCCGCATTTGAGCACGTGGCCGTGGTGCAGTAAGCGGTCGAGCATGGCGCTCACGGCGGCGGCGTCTCCCAGCAGTTTGCCCCAGTCTTCCACCGGACGGTTCGAGGTCAGCATGGTGCTGGCCCGCTCGTAGCGTCGCATGATGATTTCCAGCAGTTCTTCGGCGGCGGTGAGCGGCAACTTGCGCATGCCGAGATCGTCGAGGATGAGCAAGGGCACGGTGACCAGGAACTCCATGTGTTCTTTGCGGGCGCCGTCGAGCGTGGCTTCGGCCAGTTCGTCGAGCAAGGTATGAGTCTCGCGATAGAGCACGCGGTAGCCCTGTTGGATGGCGGCTTGGCCGATGGCTTGGGCCATGTGGCTTTTGCCGGTGCCGGGTGGACCGAGAAACAGAGCGTCTTCGTGGCGAGCGATGAAGGCACCGGTCGCCAGATCGAAGACCAGGCCACGATTCATCTTCTTGTTGAAAGCGAAGTCGAAGTTGTCGAGAGTCTTCTGCGAGTCGCGGAACTGCGCCTGTTTTGTCCGCCGCTCCAACAGGCGCTCGCTACGCAGGGCGAGTTCGTCGGAGACCAGGCACGAGAGCAGGTCAATGGGAGCGAGCGGTTCGGCTTGGGCCTGACGTAGACGAGTCTCCAACACGGCGGCCATTCCGCCCAGGCGAAGTTGTTTGAGAGCACGGTCGAGTTCGATTAGATTCATTCTTCTATCTCCTTGGTTTTGTAGTTGATGAAGTCGCGGTACTGCACCAGCTCGCGGATCAATGGATCGACTTGCTGCAAACTGAGTGGGGCTTGCGGGCAGCGTTCCAGATAGCGGCGGACAAAGCGATATTCCTGCACTCCCATTTCGAGGGCGGCCGCGCAGGCTTCATCGGTGGCCGCTGCGCCGTACTTCTTGGCCAGGGAGAGAACG